AATTACCCAAGCGTTAAACATATATCTAAGAAGATAAGTTTAAGCGAAAGGCAGATTTATAGATTGGCACAAAAACAAGGCTTAGGAATGAGAAAACAAAACCAATAATATGAAAACAGTAATGCAACAATGGTTTGATGAATTAAAAGCTAATTATCCTTATATGGCTAATGAAATATTTGATAAAGGATTTAATAAATACCTTGAAAAAGAAAAAAAGCAAATAATAGATGCTTGTTGGTATGGTCATGATATAAAACATGAATATTTTAATCCAATACATTATTTTGACCAAACCTATAACCAAAACAAATAACCTATGAAATCACTACAATTAGCAAAATTCTTTTTTATCAGCGTTCCTTTAGCATGTTTTATTTATTCAATTTTATTATTTATTCAATTAATTAAAAAGTTATGAAGATTATAATTATAATAATAGTTTGGGAATTACTTAAAGAATTAATTAACAGGATAATAGAAAGAAATTTATGAGCGGAGAAATAAAGGGTTTGGAGAACAGTATTCAAGTAAAAATGATTGATATTGAAACAAAAGAAGTAACTGAATTTAGGTCCATAGCTTACGCAGTTAGAACAACCGGAATAAATGATTATAGTTTAAGACAAGGGTTAAACCCAATGAATAAGAAACGATTTGATGTTAATGGCAGAAAAGTTTGTTTTAGAGTTATAAAATAACCTAATTTTGTAATATGCTAACAACTATTCCAAAACTAACCGCAAAGGCGCAAAAGATTTTCAATGCTTATATTAGGCAAAGAGATAGCGAAGATGGTTATTTTACTTGTATTAGTTGCGGACAAACAAAAGAAGTTAGCCTAATGGATGCCGGACACTACGTCCCAGTTAAAGGAAGTTCAGCTTTACGATTTGATGAATATAACGTAAACGGCGAGTGTAAAGGTTGCAACGGCTTTGATGAATTTCATTTAATAGGTTACCGAAGGAACTTAATTGATAAGGTTGGGGAACGTAAAGTAATTGAATTAGAACAACAACATAGACTAATAAAGAAATGGTCCAGGACTGAGTTAAACGAAATAATCAATCAATATGGCGAAAGTAAGTAACGGAAACAAAGTTAGTTTCGGTAAAAGGAAATGCGGTAAGTACAAAAAGACAAACGGCCCAAAGGATAAAGCAGTAAAACAATATAATAAACAAGGCAGATGCTAATAACACAAATCAAACCCAACCCGAACAATCCTCGAAAGATTAGTAAAGATGAATTCAATAAATTAGTTAAATCTATTGAAACTGATCCTGATTTGTTACAAGCTAAGCCTATTATATTAGATGAAAATAATGTTATATTAGGAGGACATCAAAGGTATCGGGCTTGTATTGAGTTAGGTATTCAAGACGTTCCTGTTATCATAATGAGCAATCTAACGGACAAAAAGAAGAAGAAATTATTAATAATAGATAATACTCATTACGGCGAGTTTGACATGGACGCATTAGCGAATGATAATTGGGAATTAGAAGATTTGGACGACTGGGGAGTTAATGTTGACTTTTTAATTCCAACTATTGACGAGCCTAAAAAAATAGACAATACGAAAGGAAGTAGCATTTGCCCTAATTGTGGTGTATCTTTGTAAATAATTAGAGAAAAATTAGATATGGCAAACGAACAAAATTTAATACCGGCACAAAAAGGAGAAGTTAGAAACCCAAAGGGTAGAGGTAAAGGAGTGTTAAATTCAAAGACAAGATTATTAAAATTATTAGAATTAGTTACAACTACAAAGAATCCGGTTACAGGAGAAGAAGAAGAATTTACTATTGCTGAACAATTAGACATGCAAATAATAGCTAAGGCAAGAAAAGGCGATTTAAAGGCTTATGAGATACTTTTAGACCGATTAGAGGGTAAGCCTAAGCAAACAAATGAAGTCGAAGTAAGTGGCGGAATGACAATTAATTGGGATGAAAAGAAAACATACGTTAACAATACGGGAAGCCTATAATGGAACTATCCATAAAACAAACAATAGCCTTAGATTTACTTGAGGATAAAACAACAACGGAGATTTTATTCGGTGGCGGAGCCGGTGGGGGAAAAACGGCCTTGGGTTGTTATTGGCAACTTAAACAACGCTTAAAATATCCTAATACTCGAGGCTTAATCGGTAGAGCGGTCCTTAAAACATTAAAGGAAACAACCTTAGTATCATTTTTTCAGGTTGCTAAAATGCAAGGCTTAGAAGCTGGGAAACATTATAAGTTCAACGCACAATCAAGTCAAATAGAATTCTTTAATGGCTCAACTATATTACTAAAGGATTTATATAGTTATCCAAGCGACCCGAACTTTGATGAATTAGGATCATTGGAAATAACCGACGCATTTATAGATGAAGCTAATCAGGTAGATGATAAAGCGAGAAACATTATTAAATCGAGGATAAGATTTCAGTTGGACCAAAACGACTTAGTGCCTAAGATACTTTACACTTGTAACCCCGCTAAAAATTGGACCTACTCGGAGTTCTATAAACCGCAACAAGATAACTCAATAGCAAACAATAAACGATTCATATCTTCGTTAATAGATGACAACCCTTTCATATCTAAGCATTATAAGGAAAACCTTTTAAGTTTGGATAAGGTAAGTAAAGAAAGATTGTTATTTGGTAATTGGGAATACTTAAACGACCCCGCTCAACTTATAAACTATGACAAAATACTTGACACTTTTAGTAGCACTTATCTACCTTCCGGTCCATCTTATATTAGTTGCGACGTTGCACGTTTTGGTAACGATAGTACTGTTATTGGGGTTTGGAGTGGATTCCGTGTTAAACTTTACCAGTACAATGGTAAGTCGGTTGTTGAAGTCGCTGAACTTATAAAGAAGTTCCAACAAGAGTATCAGGTGCCAACATCAAATATCGTAGTCGATGAAGACGGAGTAGGCGGCGGGGTTTGTGATATACTTAGATGCAAAGGATTTGTAAACAATTCAAGAGCATTAGACAATCCAATAACAAGAGGTAAAGAGAATTACGACAACCTTAAAAGTCAATGCTATTATAAGTTAGCCGATATGATAAATGATAGCAAATTATATATCAATGCAGACGGCAAAGTAAAACAAATGATAATAGAAGAGTTGGAACAAGTAAAACAAAAAACGGTTGACAACGATGGTAGCAAAGGAATAATTTCAAAGGATAAAGTAAAAGCAGCGATAGGAAGGTCGCCTGACTTTTCTGATTGTTTAGCTATGAGAATGATTTTTGAATATACTCCAAAATTCCAAGTAAGTGTTTATTAGCATAAATTACATAACTTTGACTAAATTATACATATATGGGCATTTGGGATAATTTCTCTATAAAGAAACTTATAGGTGCAAAACCTTTGCAATCGGTTTTACCTATGACCACTCCATTAGGTTCAACAGTTTCTATAAATCGTGGTATTGTAACATGGCAAGGAGCAGACGCACAAAGTTTTGTTAACGACGGATATTGTTCTAATGATATTGTTTATTCAATCGTTAAACTTATTACTGATAAAGCAAAGTTGGCTCCATTTGCAGTTTATAAAGTAATTGATGAAAAATCAGCAAAGAAATATAAAGCGTTAATTAGTCAACCAGAGAAAGTAAAGAATTGGAAAGAATTAAACGAATTAAGAAATAAAGCGTTTGAAGAGTATAACGGAGACGCAAGATTAAACGAATTACTTAAACATCCTAACGATGAAGACTCCTGGGCCGATGTTGTTGAACAATGGTGCGCGTTTAAATTAGTTACAGGAAATAGTTTTATATATGGTCGTTTAATAGAGGGCGGAGCAAACGAAGGAAAACCAATTAGTATAAATGTTTTACCGGCTCAATACATGGCTATTATTGCTAACGTTGAAGTGTTCCCTCCGGTTGTAGCTGGTTACCAACTTTACTTCGGTAAATTATGGTCGTTTAAAAGAGAAGAAATTTTACACGATAAATACTTCAATCCACAATGGAATATTACGGGCAACCAATTATATGGACAATCTCCACTCAAAGCTGCATCACGAACTTTGACTCGTTCAAACGAAGCGAAAACCGCAGCAGTATCGGCCTTCCAGAATGGTGGACCGGCTGGAGTGTTATTTATGAACGATGATAGGTTTGATCCTATAAGCGGAGCAGCACAGGCCCAAGCATTAAAGAAATCGGTAAGTGAGAAAGCGGGTGCGCAAAACTTTAATCAAATAGCAGTTTCAGGTTATAAGGTTGACTGGAAAGAAATTGGTTTAAGTCCGGTTGAATTAGGTATCTTAGAAAGTGAGAAATGGGATATGGTTTCTCTATGTAACATTTACGGAGTTCCATCTCAATTATTAAACGATGCTCAAAATAAGTCTTATAATAATCAAATGGAAGGAGAAAAGGCTTTAACATTACGTTGCGCTATTCCATTATTAAATGAAATTAGAGATGACTTTAACAAGAAACTTCACACAGATTGGGGATATGCAAATCAGCAAGACGTTTATATTGATTACGATATTACA